AAGAAAAGAAAAGGAAAAGCCATTTGTACTACCATCTAGTTTTATATCAATACATTCAGAGCCAAAGTGTGTAGAATACCTAAAGAAAAATAATTGTATCAAAGCCAAAGAAAAAGGAAAAGTAAGTTTTATGTATGATGTAAAGCAACATAGAATAGTCTTTCTAATCAAAGAAAAGGAAAAGCTACGAGGTGCGATAGGCAGAGGGTTAAATTCTAAAGTATATCCTAAATGGTATATTTATGGAGACAAATCGTATCCTTTTATTTGTGGAAACAAAGACAAGGCAATCCTGGTTGAGGATTGTGCCAGTGCGTGTGCTGTATCACATTTGTATTCTGGTGTCGCATTAATGGGTACAAGTTTACCAGATACTTTCATTCCTGTTATTAGAAAAAAATACAAGGAAGTTATAGTTGCACTTGACAGAGATGCAACAACTAAGGCGTTTGACATAAGTAATAAGCTAAGATATTATATGCCTACAAAAGTAAAGATGCTTCAAGATGATTTGAAGTATTTTAATGAACAAGAAATAGAAAGCGTATT